CCTCAATGAAATTTCCGACTCGATCTGTTAAGAATAGTCAGGTTTTGGCTAAGGGGTTGTTAGAGATGGTCTCAAAGGCAAGAGGAGATAAAGACGCGTATCAGGAAACTTTGAATGATATTCGGTCTGAAGTTGTTGAAAGGCAAAACGAGGTTAATGAATTAAAAAGAGGGTGTCCACCTAAGGTAATTGAGAATTTGGTTCCCGCTGCTGCTTTGAGCATGGTTGAGCCGTTAGACCCTGTGGAAAAACTCGTTTGGGCTGTTCACTCAGACACGCGTGAAAAATTGAAGCATTGTGGCGTTGAAGTATATTGGAAAGATAAAGATTCCCCTGTTGGAGAACGGTTTACTTATGTTTATGAGGAATCATTAGTTAATTATTGTAATGATCAACGCAATGATATGAAACAGAATGCTGATTTATTGCATAGAGATGCTTCAATAACGGTTTTTAATCGTATATACCGTAGATATAGTGATCGTAGATTTTTACCAAGAATTAGGTTGTATAAATCAGTTAGTAAAATGTATGTTTCAATGGAATTAGCTCGGCAAATTTGGAATTTGAGCAATGTTAGTGTAACTAGTCCAGTTTTGGAGGTTTATAATATGTTGTTGACGGCAGCTGAACGTGTGGTTACTGTTAATATCGATCGTACATATGAATTTGACGTTCAAACAATGACTGTTGAGTATTGTTTTCATCGATATTTGATGGCCCGCCAACGTTCTGTTATTTTAAACGGGCAGTCCCCATCGCCAACGTTATTTTGGTCAAGTACGGATACAGGAATGCTGAGTGTGGGCCAGAAAATGTACCCGATGGGGATTACACATGTAGGATTCTTAGGCGGAATAGTCGACGAGATTGTGAGCGCCGTCCGTGCCGTGTCTCGTTGGGTGTGCACGTCAAAAACTACTCCAATCTTAGTGCAGATCCAACAGACACGCTTACACTCATCCGCTCAATCCATAAGCGAATGGCAATCAATGTCTTGCCACGAAAAGAAGACGTTGTTAAACGATTCTATGAATTTGTCGTTGCTTGCGTCCGAGAAAATATTCGAATTGGGGGTGAAAGACTTGGATTTGAAGAATGGTTGGAAAGCACCCCATATACAGAGCGACGAAAAAATGTGTTGCGACGCGCTCAAAGACTTGCCAGAACGCCAGGAAGGGGTGTTGACACCCGAGTTAAGTTGTTTGTTAAAGACGAATGTTATGGCGAATACAAGCACGCCCGCGGAATCTACGCCCGTAACGACGAATTTAAAACAATGTTTGGACCGTGGGTTAAAGCCCTGGAGAGGGAAGTCTACAAGCACCCGGAGTTCGTCAAGAAGATCCCGGTTTCAGAAAGACCTGAGTACATCCGACAGCGATTGTTCCGTGAAGGGGGAAAATATTTTGCAACAGACTACACCTCTTTTGAATCGAATTTCGACCAACAATTCAATGAGATCTGCGACAATGTGCTTTTCCGACATTTCTTTAGGGGATCAGTGAATTATCATGAGCTTAATTGGTGTCTTGAGATATTGAGTGGTGTCAATCGTGTCGAGAGTAAATATTTGTCAGTTGAAATTGATTCGCGTCGCATGTCTGGAGAGATGAATACGTCATTGAGTAATGGGTTTGCTAATTTGATGTTATTTAAGTTTTTGACACAAAACACTGGTAGTGTATGTGTTGTTGAGGGTGATGATTGTTTAGCTCGCATTGAAGGTCCTTGCCCGACCGCTGAGCAATACGCAGAGTTGGGCTTTCGTATAAAGATTGAGACTTATGATGATTTGGGCATGGCTTCCTTTTGTGGACTTTTATTTGACTTACGAGACAGGCAATTGTTTAAGGAACCAACTAAAGCAATATTGAATTTTGGATGGAGTAATTATATATATCTTCATGCTTCATTTAAAACAAAAAAAACAATTGGCCAAGAGTAAAGCCATGTCTTTTATGAGTGAGTGTCCTCATTCCCCTATTATTGGGTGTTTTGCTTTGCGCATGTATAATTTGTTGCGCGATGTCAAGTGTAAGGTTGACATTACCAATACGTATGTTCATTATTTATTGAAACAATTTAAGTTTGTAGAATTTTCGCCTACATTGCGTACTCGCTTGTTGTTTCATCAGAAGTTTGGGATTTCATTAACACATCAATTATTGATTGAAAGTCGTATTGTGATGATGGAATATTGCCCCATAGACATACATAGTTTAAATTTATTGTTTACATCTTTTTCATTTGAAGTTAATCGTATGTATGTAAGAGAGTATTCCTCGGCCAAGTTGGTCAGAGTTGGGGCTAATAATAAAATGAATCGTATACAACAAGGAGGTCGGATATTAGCCAATTTTAGGGCTCGGCGTGTTCAGCGTGTTCGTAGGCGTAAACGCAATGGTAATAATAGTAGGTTTGTTCAATTGCCGACCAATCCTCGGAATGTTAGGTTTCGCCCTAACGGACAGCGTAAATTGCAAGAACAAAAATCTTCACGTTTGGGTTTGTCACCGCAAAGTATAGGTGCTTTGGCAGGTACTGGTTTAGGGTCGGCTTTTGGCCCGGCTGCAGGTACTGTTGGTGGGTTAGTTGGTCGTGGCCTTGGTTATGCTTATGAGAAAATTATGGGGAGAGGTGATTATGAAGTCAAGTCTAATTCCCTGGTTAAATCGGGGCCAGTCCCTGAGTTCCCAAATGCTAATTGTATTAGGTTTAAGCATCGCGAGTATATTGCTGATGTTCAAGGTTCGGTGGGATTTGCTTTGACATCATATCCTATAAATCCGGGTTTGTCTTTGACTTATCCTATGTTGTCAGCAATTGCTTCATGTTTTCAGCAATACACCATTGTGGGGCAAATATTTGAGTTTATGTCCACTTCTGCGAATGCTCTTAATAGTACCAATACTGCTCTGGGAACTGTTATTATGGCCACGGATTATGATGCTGTTGATTCTATATTTGTGAATAAGCAAAGCATGATGGCCACAACTTTTTCAAATGCTGGTAAACCATCTGAGTCATTGATTCATCCCATAGAATGCAATCCACGCAGTACACCTATAGATTTGCAATATGTACGCACGGGTCCCGTGGTCACTGGTTCTGATCAACGTCTTTATGATTTGGGACTTTTTGAGATTGCCACGCAGGGTATGCAAGCTGTGGCTAATATTGGTGAGTTGTGGGTGTCTTATGATGTTATTTTATGTAAACCAGTTTTATCACCTTTGATTTCTTCACCACCGGCTGATGCTTTTCGCATTAATGGTCCAGTTGTGTCAGGAGGACCTTTTCTTGTTGCGCCTGTTAATTTGAATTTGAATCCAGGCATAGGGGGAACAATTAGTGGTAATACATATACTTTCCCCTCTTCAGTTATTTCGGGTGTTTATTTGGTGACATACACCTTAAATTCGTCTGGTTCTCCGTTCACAACTATTTCAATTACCCCAACGAATGGTACGGCATTACAGTACTTTAATAATAACACTTTAACTTCAGTTTCAACTGGTGCTGTGGGGAATATATCTGAGTATGCGTTGATTGTGTTGATTAAAGTGACTTCTTCCCCTTGTAGTTTGTTGTTTTCGGGTGGTGGTCCTTCTATGACTAATACTAATGGTGATTTGATAATTACTCAG